CAGAATTATTAAAAAGACAATTTGATTATTAACATTAACGAACTAGAACATAGCGAAAAATAATTATGAAAACTAAAATCGACATCTACAAAATCATAGTAATCATCGCAACGCTCGCCACTATCATCACATTATTCGCCATATCAGAACGCAATCTCAAGTACTATATGACCTGTGAAGCAGACCACCTCACAGAAACATTGTATAGTTGTGAGAGTAAATAGATTTATGAGAAAGATATACAATCTAAATAAACAACAAATTATATTACAAGGTTTTGGCGAGATAGAAATATCAGAAAACCACGACGGTAAGTGGATAGTTGATTTATTCCCACGAGGTTCTGAAAACACAAGAGAAAATATTCTCATAGAAACAACATTCAGTCCTAATGGTAGTAAATACTTTGAGAACCCTATAGAAAATAAAAATAGGATAGATGAAATTTATAATTAAATATTAAATAATTATATGAACCACCTAGAAAAAACAATTAAAGAGTTTGATGAGAAGTATTTTGTAGCAGGAAAAAATGCACTTGGTTATGAAGTACCATTATTATTTCCAGCAAAATCAGAGATTAGAGAATTTCTTATTAAATCGCACATTAAGTACTTGAACGATGAGAGAAAAAGAATAGTAATGGCTATTGAAAAAGAAAGATTTTTGAATCAAGATAAGGTAGAAAGTCTTATGGAACAAGAAGAACACCTCCAATCCCAACTCTCCAAAGCAGAACAATTACTCGGTAATCAAGGATAATTATATGAACAACCCACTAAATCAACAATTAAAATCAAACGTAATGAGGATTATAGACCCTTGTAAACATTGTGGTTCTACAGGAACTCTACTCTCTTTCATAGGAATGGACGAAAGTAAGGAATCAACCTCAGAATGCACTACCTGTTCTGGTAAGAAGTATGTGGAACAATACGAACTTGATGAATATGGTTACCCATACTCTAAACCACTTACCCTACAGCAAATACTATTAGCGTTGAGTAAGGAATATTTAGGTCAACCATTATTTCTTGAGAAAGATATAATTGTAATTTATGAGAACCCAGATGCTTACGAAGATTGTTTTGCTATCCCACTCGACATTGAACCGTCGCAATACCCAGACGAACTTATCAACAAACTAATTCAAATAACTTTATGAATAAAATTATAAAAGGAAATTGTTTAGACTCAATGAAACTATTAGAAGATAATAGCGTAGACGCAGTTGTAACAGACCCACCATATGGACTTTCTTTTATGGGTAAGAAATGGGATTACGATGTACCAAGTGTAGAGATATGGAAAGAGTGTTTACGAGTATTGAAGCCAGGAGGTTATTTATTATCCTTTGCAGGAACAAGAACACAACACAGAATGGCTGTAAGAATTGAAGACGCTGGGTTTGAGATACGAGATATGATTGCTTGGGTATATGGTTCAGGATTTCCTAAGAGTTTAAATATAGGTAAGGCGGTTGATAAGTTGCAGGGGAATGAGAGGGAGAATCTTGGCGTAGATGAAGCAAGGGCAAAAAGATTAGTGAATCAGATGGAACACAGCAACCCAACAGGAACTTGGCAAGCAGGGAAACGTATCGTTGACATAACCAAAGGTACTTCCGAATGGGAAGGCTGGGGTACAGCTCTTAAACCAGCACTAGAACCTATCACAGTAGCTCGTAAACCACTAAGTGATGGTGGACTTGATATTGCTAAAACAATTTGCTATAATATAGGAGTAAATGATTTAATATGGAGAATAAAACTTGTAAAACCTGCGAAGAAACAAAAAGCTCAACCGAGTTCTATTTCAACAGAACTGCCAAAGACGGTGGAAGTATCTGTAAAAACTGTAAGCGAAAAAGAGACGCACTATTTAGGGAAAGAAATAGAGAACTTACTCGTGCTTGGGCGAAAAAATACAGGAACGATAATAAAGTCAAAATCAACGAAAACAGCCGAGTTAAATACGGAACAAACAAAGAACGAATACTTGCAAACGCAAGAGCATACCAACACAAACGAAAGCAACTCGCCATTGATGCCTATGGAGGAAAGTGTGAGTGTTGTGGAGAAACAAAGTTTGAGTTCCTTACCATTGACCATATCGGAGGTGGTGGAAGACAACACAGAAAATCAATCAAAAACTCAAACATCTATCTCCACCTCAAAAAGTTTGGATACCCAAAAGACGGATATAGACTACTCTGCTCCAACTGCAACTTTTCAATGGGTATGTATGGATATTGTCCGCATAGTAAAAGTTAAATATCAAGATAAGGAATATGACTTTGAACAACTTTCTGACGGCTCGTTTATTTGGAACGAGGAACTAAAACCTTTTATAGAACCGAAGTCTCTCAATGTAGCAGAGAATGTACTTAAATGGGGAACAGGGGGTATAAATATAGATGGGAGTAGAGTGAGAACTACACAAAAAGAAACAGACGACAGGGAAAAATGGAACAAGTATGCAAATAAAGAATATGATAACGGCGGAACTGGATATGATGAGATACTAACTAAAACAGGAGAAAATAGTTTACTTGGTCGTTTCCCTGCCAACCTAATCCACGACAACAGTGAAGAAGTAAGAGAGTGTTTTCCTGAAAGTAAATCAACTGGCGGAAATGGAAAAATAGGGTTAGATAGCAATGTAAATCTTGGTGGAGGAAATAACTACTATAATTTTAACGACTCAGGCAACGCATCTCGTTTCTTTAAATCTATAATATATCAAGCAAAGGCAAGTAAGAGTGAAAGGAATAGAGGGTGTGAGGGGTTGGAGGAGAAAAGTTACACAATGAATTCATCACCAAAAAGACAGGTAATTGATGGGGTTCAACAAGATGTAGATTTCACTACCAAACCACTATCAAACAAAAACAATCACCCAACAGTAAAACCAATAGCGCTCATGGAATACCTAATAAAAATGGTAACTCCTAAAGGAGGAATAGTATTAGACCCATTTGCAGGTTCAGGTTCTACATTAGTTGCTGCTAAACAAAATGGATTTCAATACATAGGAATAGAAATGACAGCAGAATATATACCAATAATAGAAGCAAGATTAAATAACTAACAAATATATGTCAATAGAAAAAAATCCAATAAGTGAAATGTGGGAAGGAGAAGGAAGTGGTCTAAAAAGAGCTTATGACCAAGCAGTGTCAAAAGAAAAAATAGATTTAAATTTAAACATAATAGATGAGGAGTTTGATAAAATCTGTGGAGATAATGACTATATGAATAGTTATATATGTTGTAGTGGAATTGATGAGGATGGAAATGCTTGTTGTCTATGTAATGGAGATAATCTAAATACTATAATTAAAGAATTTATCCACCTCAAACTAAAAGAAGCATACGAAAAAGGAAAGGAAGAGGAAAGAAAAGCGATGTATTCTGATGAGTGTTTAATAATTAAAAAAGAAACTCGTCAAGAAACTTTAGAAGAAGTGGAGAAGGTGATAAAAGAGAAAGTTATTTTAAAAACAGACGATAAGGTAGTAGATATTGCAATCTTATTATTTAGTGAAGATATTTTACAACAACTTAATAAAATGAAAGAAAAATAATATGAGCCATATAGCAAAACAATCAGGAAATTCAGAATTAGAAAAACCTTTAGAGATAGGTAAAGAATATTCTATAAATAATGTTGTATCAGTTACAGCAATTACAAAGAAAACAAAAGATAATGGAGAATTTGATTTCTATTATACTTGTAAACCAACTCTTATTACACTTGTAAATGACTTAGGACAAAAACTATCAATACCTAAAGAAAAAGGAAGTTTATCTCAACAAAATCATCAAGTATTATCTCAATTTTATAAACACGAAGTATTAAAGAGTGGAAAGTATGAAATAGAGTTTTTAAAGTTATATGCTTTATGGTGGGAAATAGTGAATAAAAAGCAACCTGAAATATTTAAAGAGGTGATAGAAGAATTAGAGAAAAAATATAAAGTATAGATATGACTAAAGAAGAAAAGAATGAGTATAACCGAAAATACTACGAATTACACAAAGAAGAAAAAAGAGCATATTATAAAAAGTATCGTAAAGATAATAAAGAAAAAATAAACGCTTGGTATAGAGAATACTTTAAACAACCTAAAAGAAGAGAATATATATTAAAAAAGAATAGAGAATATAAGAAAAAGATATAAATCTATGGTATAATTACATATATAATATATACACATGCAAGAAAAATGGCATTTTGTTAAATTAAATAAAAAATTAGTAAAACAAGAAGCTGAAATCCAAAAGAATCAAAGCGAATGTAATCATGATTTCTGGATAGCAAAATGCTCATGTTGTGGAAAAGTATTAGCAAGTGAAATCCAAAATGCAACAGATAAAGATATAAAAACAATAATAATAAATTTTAAACATTCTTAATATGAAAAAATCAAAAGGTAAGGGAGGAAAGAAATGTTAATTAGTTTAAATACACTGTCTATAAAGATTTGTAGATAGTAATATATAAATTATATGGACTTAAATCCACAACAACAAAAGTTTTTAGAAGTATTTTTAGACCCTAATAGTGAGACTTGGGGTAATTATCGTCAGTCTGCTTTAAAAGCAGGATATAGTCAAGATTATGCTGATAATATAAGCGTACAAATGCCAGACTGGTTAAATGAAAATCTTGGAAAATCTAGGAGAGTTATTAAAGCTGAGAAAAACCTAGATACAGCACTAGATGGAGGTTTAGATGACCCAGAAAAAGGAGGTAAACCAATACAAATGAAAGCAACTGAATTAGTATTAAAATCTCATAAGAAAAGTTTATATAGTGATAGAACAGAATTAACAGGAGCTAATGGGGAATCTTTAAAAATAATATTTGATGAATCTTTTAAAAAATAATGCAATTAAAATATAAGGTTGGGGAAAAAGTAAAAACAGATTATGGTATTTTAAAGGTTATTGGTTATGAGTATATACAAAGTAGAGGTATTAAGTATATATTATTAAGATTAGATATAAATGGTACTCCGATTTGGGATTATATGTTTGATTTTGAAATTAAAATGGTAAAAAAATGATTCTACACTTAAAACAAAAACAAATAGTTAGAAGTAATGCTAGATTTAAAGTGGTTAAAGCGGGAAGAAGGGGAGGAAAAACTACTTTAGAAATAGAAGATATGATATTTGAAGCTACTTCTGGAAATGATAGACCTATTTTTTATATTGCTCCAACACAAAAACAAGCAAGAGATATTATATGGGAATCTCTTAAGACTAGACTAGCAGGAATAGGACAAGCTAATGAGTCAAGATTAGAAATGAAAGTGCCAACAGTTGATGGTGGATATTCAATCATTTATGTTTCAGGGTGGGAAAATAGAGAAAACTTTAGAGGAAAGAAAGCTTGGAAACAATATTTTGATGAATTAGATACAATGAAGGATTTCTTTGTAGGGTGGCAAGAGATATTTAGACCAGCATTAACTGATTATGCAGGACACGCAATGTTTTCAGGAACTCCTAATAATAAAAACCCCAATTTAAAAAGATTGGAAAAGTTAGCAGAAAAAGATAGTGATTATGCAGTCTTTACATTTAAGTCAGAAGATAATCCTCATTTACCTCCAGAAGAGATTGAAAAAGCTAGATTAGAGTTAGACCCTCAATCTTTTAGACAAGAATATGAAGCAGAATATGCAACAGAAGTAGGCTCATTATTTGCATATAGTAATGTTTTAGATGTCTTTACTAATACGATTGATAAGACAAGTGATAAATATTTAATAGTTGATGTCGCTGGAGAAGGAACAGATAAGACTAAATTCTCTCGATGGGAAGGATTAGAAGAAGTCTCAAGAGAAACATTCTCACACTTAACACAGGAACAAATAATACATAAAATAAGAGACTATTGTGCTTTATATCAAATACCAATGTCTCATGTAGCGGTGGATAGTATAGGAATAGGAGAGGGTATTGCTTCTAATTCAATGTTAAGAGGTATAGTAGGTTTTAAATCAAGCTATTCTGCTATTAAAACAGAAAAGACAATAGTTCAATTACAAAATGTTCACTATATAAAAGAACCTCCATTAATAAGTGATTATACTAATTTAAGAAGTCAATGTATCTTTAAACTGGCTAATTTGGTTTACAACCATAAGATAGCAAGTAAAGTGACAGGTGATGCAATGGAGAATATTTTAGAAGAACTTCCACTTTATCAAGATATTTCTTTAGATTCTAATAAGAGACAAGCAACAGGAAAGGAAGACATAAAAGGTTTATTAGGAAGAAGTCCAGATGATAGTGATACTTGGATAATGAGAATGTATTTTGAAATAGTTGATTCAGTTAATCCAATTACAGAAGAACATAAAGAAGCTTCAAATAAACAACTAGAGCAATTTAGAAAAAACTTTAACAATATACGAAACTATTCTACTAAATAAGACTTGACATAACTAAAGCGTTAAATATAATTTAGTTAAGAACTTAAACTATTATGGAAAACGAAACTATCTTTACTAAGGTTAGACAGAATATTAACAACTACATAAATGGTAAAACTACAATAAGTAAATATGTCGAATGGTCTTTATATGACACTATTGAACAAATTGATGCTTATATAAACTCTAAACACATTTCAGGTGAAACAGACCATTTAGGAAGAGAGAAACCATTTTTTAATATCGTAACTGCTGCAACTAATATTTGGTATAGAGCAACAGATATTGATAGAAAAGATATTAGACTTAAAACAAAAAGAATGTCTGATATACTTTTGACATTTATTGCAAATATTCATCTTCAAGACTTTATGAATAAGTCTAACTTTGGACAATTTTTAAATAACTGGGGAAGAAGTTTATCTAAATATGGGTCATCAATTATTAAATTCGTAGAAAGAGACGGAGAATTACACGCTTCAGTTATTCCTTGGAATAGACTCATTGTTGATAGTGTAAATTTTGATTCAGATATAACTATTGAAAAACTATATTTATCACCTTCACAATTAAGAAGAAATAAATCATATTCTAAAGATATGGTTGAAGCTTTAATTGATGCACAATCAAATAGAAAGACTCAAGACGGTGTAGCGATTGATAATAAAAGTAATTATATTGAGATTTATGAGATACATGGAGAAATGCCTTTATCTTGGCTAACTGATAATGAAGAAGATGATGATGAGTATGTTCAGCAAATGCAGGTTATCTCTTATGTAGCTTGTGAAGAAGAAGGAAAAGAAGTAAATAAAGACTTTACTCTCTTTAAAGCTAAAGAATCTAAACACCCATATATGATAACTCATTTAATTGAGGAAGATGGAAGAATACTTGGTATTGGAGCAGTAGAGCATTTATTCCAAGCTCAATGGATGACAAATCATTCTCAAAAGTTAATTAAAGACCAATTAGATTTAGCAAGTAAACTAGTATTTCAAACTTCAGACCCTAACTTTGTTGGACAGAATATATTAACTGCTATTGAAACAGGAGATATTCTAACTCATTCACCTAATCAATCTTTAACTCAAATTGCAAATAATTCTCACGATATAACTTCACTTCAAAACTTTGCTATTGTATGGAATAATCAAGGAAAAGAAATAACTTCAACACCAGATGCTATCAGTGGAGCAACAATGCCTTCAGGAACAGCTTATAGACAAGTAGCAGTATTAAATCAAGAAGCTCATTCACTATTTGAAATAATGGTAGAAAATAAAAGTCTTGCTTTAGAGCAAATGTTAAGAGAGTTTATTCTTCCTTTCATTAAAAAGAAAATGGATACTTCAGAAGAAATATCAACAAGTATTAATTCACTTGGTTTATATCAAATAGATAAAATGTATATTGATAATCAAGTTGCTAAAATAGGAAATGATTTAAAGAAACAAACTATTCTATCAGGAAAGATATTTGAAGGATTTAATCCAGAAGATATAAAATCAAAACTACAAGATAACTTAACTTCTCAAGGTGAGAATAGATACTTTGTTCCTAGTGATGTTTCAGATACTACTTGGAAAGAACTATTAAATGATTTTGAATGGATACCAGAAGTTCAAATCAGTAATGAAAACTCAAATAAAGAAGTAATAATGACAACATTAACGACAGTATTACAAACTATTGCTAATAGACAAGGACAACCATTTTCACCTCAAGAGCAATTACTCTTTAATAAGATCCTAGAAGAAACAGGAGTCGTATCTTCAATAGAACTTAACTCAATGCCTAAAGAACAACCTGTTCAAAATACTCAAACAAATACACTTCCAGTTGATATGAATAACTTAACACCTACTACTACTTCATAACGGGTAGAGGTTAGGTTTTATTAAAATAATAAAAAACAATATATATGTCAGTAATAGATTGGGATTTAATCCCTCAAGATGATAAAGAAAAAGCCCTAGAAGCTATTATCAATTATGCAAGACAGAATCCTGTTAAATATGCTCTTAAAAAAGATGCATTACTTGCAAAATATGGACTTACTTCAATCGATGAATCAGTTGTAGAAGTTCCAGAAAGTGAAGATGTAAAAGAATTAAAGAAACTTAAAAAGAAATAATTATGGAACAAGAAAAAAGACAAATGAGATTTTCTCCTTCAGAATTAGATTTACTTAAATCATTTTTTAAACAAGAGAATGATAATAATTTAATGGTTCTTCGTGCTTATTTTTTAAGTAAAGGAGAATTGACAGAAGAATTAAAAAGTAGCGATATACAGAATGTTTTAAAGAAGTTGTTTTATCCTCAAATATCTTTAACATGTCCTGTTGGTCAGCAAATAGATTTATATATGACTATTCCTTTAGATAATGTATCAGAGGAAGATAGAATTATAAATCTTGAAATTAGACAAAGACTTATTGGATTTCTTAAACATAAATTCGATGAGGAAGGTGTGGAATTTAATTTAGATAAACTTGAATTAGATACTATTTCAGTAAGAGCTAGAAATACTTATATTGGACATGTAGAGAATCAATTAATCCAAATTAAAACTCTTGCTAATATGCCAGAGCAAAAAGTAGTCAGTGCTAACAAATCAAATAAATAGTTTGACATTAAAAAATTATTAAATATAATTAATATAACAAAGGACAAAACCTTCCAAATGAACAAATAGACAAAACTATGCAAAATGAAGAACAAGAAATCGACTTAACAAACGATGAGGACACAACCTTACAAGGAGATGAAAATAATTCAGATACAGATAATGTAGAAGAAGGACATTCAGACAGTGAGATTGATGAATTGAAGAAGAAAATAGAAACTTTAACTTTTCAAAAAGACCACTGGAAGCAAAAAGCTACTGAGAATAAACCCCAGAAGCAGGAAGTAAAGTCTCTTATAAAATCTAACTCAGATTTATCAACACTAGATATAATCGCTTTATCAAAAGCAGATATAGTAGATGAAGATATAGTAGAAGTTTTAGAATATGCTAAATTTAAAAAAATAAGTGTATCTGAAGCTTTAAAATCTAATGTAGTAAAAGCAACTTTAGCAGAGAAAAAGGAAAATAGAAAAGCGGCAGAAGCCTCAAATATCGGAAATGGTAGAAGAGGTATATCAAGTACAAATGATACTGAAATATTAAATAATGCTCGTAGAGGTAATCTTCCTAAGGAAACTGATGATGATGCAATTATGAAACTAGCTAAGATTAGAAAATAGAGACAAGGTTAGGGAAATTATAAATTAATTAACCCTTAAAATTATGGCTCTTTCAACAGAAACATTTAGACGTAAGTATGCTCAAGCTAGACTAGCTGAGAACTTAAAAAACGCTTCAGTATTCGAGAAGATTGTATCAGTGGACAAATCAGGTGTAAAATACATAGATAATCCATATATCACAACTCCAACAACTACTGTTCAAGCAATCGCTGGAACATATTCAGCAGCAAGATTAACAACAACAAACGATAGATTAACAGCAACAGATGAATTCATTGTAGCAGTTAATATCCCAGATTTCGAAAGTAGAATGTCAGAATTCGACCTATTCGTATCAACTATCGACCAAATGTCATATTCACTTATGGATAAAATTAACTCATTTGTAGTTAATAATCTTTGTGAAGATGGTACAGGTACATACACAACTCCAGCAGGAGGATTTACAACAGCAGCAAATGTAAATGAAATCTTTGGTAGTTTACAATCAAAGGTAGCAGGTTATGCAGATAACTATAATGGACTATTTGTTGTTGTAGAAAATACAGATTACTCAGGACTAGCACAAGCAGGAGCAACTAATGGCTTCACATTTGCTGATGCAGTATTGAATAATGGTAAAGTAGGACAATGGATGGGAGTAGATATTTACATTGTAAGAACAGGAACATTCACTGACGCTACAATGGGAACTATCACATGGACAAACGCAGGACACAGAGTATTTGGTGTTAAAAATTCAGCAACATTCTTAATGCCTTCAGGTATTAACTATGATGAGAAGAAAATTGACGGACTAACAGGAAAGCAAATGTTAGCAGTTGCATACGGTGGATTCAAACTATGGGCTCCAAAAGCTTCATTGATTGTGGACATCACACTTGCATAGTATTTATTCAAATTATTAACTAATTCAAATAAAAAACTATGTCAGTAACAACAAATGCAAATCAATTCTTTCCAAAGGTATCACAAAGTGCTAATGTAATTAGTGGACAAGGTGCAACACGCACACTTAATGCTAATGAATCTGGCTCATTGTGTCTTTTCGATAGAGCAGCAGGAATTGTTTATACACTTCCTACAGCTCCTATCCCTGGAACTTATTATGATTTTTCAGTGGTTACTACAATTACTTCAAATGCAGCTAAAGTTATCACAGGTGCTGGAACAGAACTTTTAATAGGTTCTCTAGTAAATGTGGATACTGATACTTCAAATGCAGTAGCAGCTTGGACTGGTAATGGCTCAACACATGTATCTGTTTCTATGAATGGAACAACTACAGGTGCTATAGCTGGAACTAAATTGAGATTTACTTGTTTATCATCTACAAAATGGATGGTAGAAGGTGTATTACAAGGTTCAGGAACAGTAGCAACTCCTTTTGCAACTTCATAATAGCAGAAACACTAACCCCTTGTGGGTAGTGTGAAGAGGGTAACCTAACCTGTCCTCTTCACACTCTTCATAAGAGATATATATATGACATATACAGACTTACAATTAGATGTAGATTTTTTAGTAGATACAGATAGTGTTACCTATCCTGTAGTAGATAAAACTCGTAATGCTAATTTTGCTTTAGATGAAGCAACAGCGATTATTATAGGTTGTGATGGAACTTGGCAATTTGATGACTCTAACTATACAGATTTACCTATTGGAACAGCAAAGATTTGGTCTAATCGACAAGATTATTCTTTTGCAGGAGACCACTTATATGTGGAAGCGGTAGAGATTTTAGATACTAATGGAAAATGGACAAAACTAATTCCTATTGATTTATATAAAGAAGAAACAATCTCTATAACAGACTTTATGAATTCTTCAGGAACTCCAACTTACTATGATAAGGTAGCTGATTCATTATTCTTATATCCAAAACCAAACTATACTCAAGATAGTAGTCTAAAAGTTCACTTCCAAAGAAAGATAGAACATTTCACAACTTCTGATACAACTAAAGAAGCAGGCTTTGCTAATCATTTACATCGTTTTATTTCTATATCAATGGCTTATGATTGGGCAGTAGCAAAACAACATACTAAACAACAATTCTTATTAAACGAAAAGAATAGATATATAGAAATGATTAAAAAATTCTATTCAATAAGAGTTAAAGATGAAAAACCTAGATTACAAATAATTCAACAAAATAATAAATAAATATGACAACATGGACATTACAAAGTAAATATGGAGGACAAACTGAAGTTGTGTTTAATTCTACTTATTCTTTTAATGAAATATTTTTAATGTTTAATGGATTATTTACAACAGATTATTCAAATCAAAGTAAAAATAATACAAGTTTTTCTAATCAAAGTAAATCTTCTACAACAACTTATACTAATCAAATTAAAAACTAATATGACTTATATATCAAATACATTTCCCACAGCAATACAAACAGGAACTGATCCTATTGGAACAGATGGGATGTCTACTTTTGACCATGCAGGTCTTGAGAGTTTTCAAAATGATTCTATATTAGCTCTTAAAAATAAAGTAGGAGTAGATAGTTCAGCAGTAAACACTTCACATGATTATAAACTTTCAGGAGTATCAACAGGAGACAAAGCAGTATCTAAAACAGGAACAGACACTTTAACTAATAAGAGAATTTCAAAAAGAGTAATAACAACTACCCAATCTGCTACTCCAACAATAAATACAGATAATACAGATATTGCTTCTATAACAGGTCTAGCACAAGCAATCACTTCAATGACAACAAATCTTTCTGGAACTCCTGTCGCTGGAGATATGTTAATGATACAAATCACAGACGATGGAACTGCAAGAGCAATCACTTGGGGAGCTTCATTTGCTTCTACAACAGTGTCTTTACCAACAACAACAGTAATTTCAACAATGTTAAGAGTATTATTTCAAAGAAATACAGCTAATACTATTTGGGATTGTATAGGAACTGCATAAAAATATATGTCATTATTAACAAATCTAGTATCTTATTATAAAATGGAAGGAAACTCAAACGATAGTGTTGGGTCTAATAATGGGACTGACAGCTCAATTTCCTATTCAAATTCTTATGGAAAAATAAATCAAGGTGCTAGTTTTAGTGGAATATTGTCTAAAATAAATTTTGGTAATGTTATGGGTTCCACTTTTACTTCAGCACATACTATAAATATGTGGGTAAAACCAACATCTTTTTCAACAGCTATTGGATTATTAGCTAAAACAGATTTAAATATTCCAAATCCTATTGATACAGCTATTAATAATACTAATAATATAATCTATTATTTAGGAAATGGAACTGCTACTATAAATAATATAAATACAACAAGTGCTGGATTATCTTTAGACACATATTATATGATTACTTTCGTATATTCTGGTAGTGGTGGATATACTGGAATGTCCATTTATTTAAATGGAAGTACAGCAACAACAACAGGAAATACTAATGGTAGTATTTCAGATAGTTCAAATAATTTAATGCTAGGTCAAAGAAGTGATAATACTAGAAATTCTAATGCACAAATCGATGAAGTAGGAGTATGGTCAAGAGCTTTATCAGGAACAGAAGTTTCAGAATTATATAATAGTGGTACTGGATTGTCATATCCTTTTACAAATAACAACTCAGCAATGTTTGCTTTTTTTTAAAAATATATGCTTAAAAATCCTCCATCAACATCAGAAGAAAACATCGAATTACTCAATAGAGTTATTTTTGGAGACGAAGCAACCAGCTGTGGTGCTGGTGGTGGTGGGGGAGGTCCTAGTGGTTCTAATGGTTCTGATGGTATAGCAATTCAAATTCAAGTAGTATAAAAATATGTATAAAGATGGAATATTAACAATAACAGATTTTCAAAAAGGAATAGCAAAAAGTCCTGTTTTAGGTAATGGTCATATTGTTAATGCTGACATTTTTGAAACTCAAGGTTTATTAAAAATAAATAAACAAACTTTAGATGATGTATGGGATACTACACCAACAATAGACTCTCTCCCTGTCGCTTCTGTTAAAATACCAGAATATGAAAATCAAATGATTTTACTTGATAATGGAAAGTTAATTGGAACAGGTGGAGGATTATTTGGTGATTATTTTACTCAAGGATTTGATTTAATAGAATGGAATGGTTATCTTTTTGCTAGTGGATATTCAGGTTCAGATGGAATAATAAGAATAGGACTATTAGATACAGGAGGAAGTCAAGAAACTCTAATAGGGTGGAATGTTGCTATCACAGGACTTGCTAATGCACCTATCTATTTTTGTAAAGGAAAAGATGGATATTTATATTTTACTAATGGATATAAAATAGGAAGAATAACATCTGTTTCAATCCCTTCAATAGTATGTGTTCCTGTATATTCAGATAATGTTTTAGATTTACCTCAAGAGGAAGAAGCAACTTCAATAGTAAATTTAGGAAGTAAACTTTTAATTGGAACACAATCAAATAAACTATATTCTAAATATATAACACAAGCAAATATCTATCCTTGGGATATGGTATCGTCTTCTTATTCTTTACCTGTATCTATAAATGAAAATGGAATAAATACAATGATTAGTAAAGATAATCTAGTTTATGTATCTGCTGGATTAAATGGAAATATTTATGTAACTAATGGAACTTCATATAGACTTTTTACTACACTTAAAACTTCAAAGAAAGATAGGTATGGTTCTACTTCTTATGTAAACAAAAATGCTATCTGTTTTAATAAACAAGGAAGACTTTTAATTGGAACTTCAACATTTAGTGATGCAACACCTAACACAACAACATATCAAGGATTATGGGAAATAGATATTTCAACAGGAGATAATCATTTAGCTTATACAGTTCCTAGTGGAGAATATGGACAAACTCATTCAATAGAAATAGGTTATATCTATTCATATAATGAAGCCATATCTTTTGGATATAAAGATAACTCAACATATAATACTTGTGCTTCTAATGATAGATTACAAAGTTTATGTTCTTTTGAATCTAACTTATTTATTACAGGAGATTATCAAAATAAAAAAACATTTAACGAGCTACAATGGTTATTTGTTAAACCTTTACAAACAGGACAATCTATTAAAATCTATTATCGTAATGGACTTGAGGATACTTGGACTTTAATTCATACTTCTACTTCAGACCATGTTGGAAAATATTCTACTATTGATAAAGCAAAAATTGCTAATAGTGAAGTTATACAAATTAAAATAGAACTATTAAATACAAATAACTCTGTTTTGGTAAGTCCAGAACTTATTAGAGTATTTATTAAATAATATGGAATCAACAATAACAGACCATAAACATACAGGAACAGATAGCTCTAAAATTAGTATATTAGATTTAGAGGTAAATAAAGGAACATTAACAACTAAAAATGTTTCTAGTTTATCTTCTGGAGGAGCAAATAGTTTAACAAATGCAGATAATACTATTTTAGAAAATATGAGAACAAGAATAAACGATTTAGAAACTATCTTAAGAAGTATAAACTTGCTAAATTAAAATTATTAAATATAATATATATATGGACTACACTATAAAACAAGGAGACAATCTAAGCACAATAGCACAAAATAATAATACAGATGTTGCTACACTTTCTAAACTAAATAATATTCAAAATCCAAATCTAATTCAGACTGGACAGGTTATTAAACTTGGAAACAATACTCAAACAAATGCTCCAACTCAAAATTTATCTGGAAATATAACACCAGCTCCTGTTTCTGTTCAAGATATTCAAAAACCTGTTGCACCAATAGAAGTTCCTGTTGCTCCAGTTCAAACACAAGCTCCAGTATCAACTAATTTAGCACAAGATATTTTAAATAAGACAGCAGTTGCGGAAACAGATGCACAAAAAACAGCTAGAGAATTATCTACAAAGATTTCTTCTTTACTTCCTTCAACAGTTGGAGAAACACAAGCTTTAGCTGATGCTAAAAAACAATATCAAGTAGATGAATTATCAAAGAATTTGAATGATATAAACTCTCAAATTTTAATGAAACAAGCAGAATTAAATAAAGATGATGCTTCTTTAGCCATGGGAATTCAAAACATAGAAGATAAACCTATTGCAATGGAATTTATAACAGGACAACAAGCTTCAGTTCAAAGACAAGCACAAATAGCAAGAATGGCTAAAAATGCGGAGATAGGAATATTAAATGCTCGTGCTTTAGGTTTACAAGGAAATATAGAATTAGCTACTAAAATGGCTCAACAAGCAGTTGATTTAAAATATGCACCCATTAAAGAAACTATTAATCTATATTCTGCACAACTTAAAGCTTTAGAACCTTTATTATCTGCTGATGAAAAGAAAGTTGCAAGAGAACAAGAAATAAAGACAAAATTAGCAATGAATGAAGTAGAACAAAAACAAGCTGATGAAAAGAAAATACAAGAATTAATTTTAAATGCTTCTTCTCAAGGTGCTTCTTCTAGTTTAATATCAAAAGCAAGTCTTGCTAAAACTCCTATTGAAGTTGCACAAATATTAGGAGAATTTGGAGGTAAAGATTATTTACAAAATCAGAAACTAAGACTAGAAATAGCAAAATTAAATACTCCAACTACAACAACAGGAGCAACAACAGGAGCAACAATAGGTTCAAGTAAAATACTTTCTAATGGAAAGTCTGCTTCTTCACAAGCACAAACATATTTATCTCAAATAAATGCTGGAGTAAGTTATGATGATGTTATTAAAACTATTGGTGCTTCAAAAGATAGAGCTTGGTTAAGAGATGAAGTAACTGATTTATATAGACAACAAGGAAATAAACCTGTTTTATCAAATGATAATGGACAAATAACTGATATTCAAAATCAAATTGATACAATTAAAAAATTATCTTCTAATGGAGAATTATATGGAGCAATTTCTGGTGTATATCAAGGTTTAGGAGGATTCTTAAATCCAAATGATAAAGGAGATGCTTTAACTTTAGTAAGTTATATAAACTCAAAAGGAACACTTAAATCTTTATCTGATGCAAAAGCAAATGGAGTAACTTTTGGAGCTTTATCTGCACCAGAATTAAATGTAGCAGCTGGAGCAGCAAGTAGATTATCTGCTAGAGCTATTAAAGATAAAGATACTGGAGAAATAACAGGATTTAAAGGTTCTGAAAAAGCATTTTTAGAAGATTTGAAATTAGTTCAAGACGGTTTAGAAAAATCTATTAAAACAAAGACTGGAACTACTGGAGATACTGGAGCTGATAAAGCAAAGAAAGCAAAAGAAGCAGAAAATAATGCATCACAAGTTAATAATACTTATGGTTATCAAGGAACAAATTAAAATATATGAAAAACTACTCAAGAGATACAGTTAATACAATGATACAAGAATTAAAAGTTTCTAATTCTGAACTACCATCTTTTTTAAAAGAGTTGTCTTCTGATGGCTCAACAGTTGAAGGATATAATGATGGCTCAAAAGGAAGTATAAATGAGCCTTCTGTTTTTAAAAAAGTAGTTACAAATGTGGCAACAGATATAACACAACCTTTTGAATCAGTAGGAGGAAGTGTAAAAGCTGGCGTTGAAGCTCTTGGAAGTTATCTAGGAAATAAGAAAGAATATAATCAAGCTGGAATGAATCTTAAAGATGTCTATAAAGCAGAATTAGAAAAAAACAATAAAGATAATACATTAACAAATGTAATTTCTGGTGGTGCTACTCAAGCCCCAGCAAGAGATATTACAACAGGACAAGGAGTAGAACAATTAGTTGGAGATTTAGGAAAAGGTATATTAAATGTAGCTACTTTACAAGCTGGTTCAACACTTTCTCCTGCAAAATCTTCAATAGGAGCTTTAGCAAAACAAGGAGCTAAATATGGAGCAAAACAAGGAGCTGGTTATGGTGTAACAACGGCTATGCAAGAAGGTGGTAATGTTGAAGATGTTTTGACTTCAGGTTTAGAAGGTGGAGCAACTGGTGCTGTTTTAGGACCAGGATTAGGTGTTGCTAGTAAAGGTATTTCAAAAGGAGTTAATATACTAGAAAAAGCAGGAAAGAATGTTATAGCTGATACAGGTAAAATATTAGACTCTTTAGCTGTTCCATTAAAAGTAGATACTGCTAAAATAAGTCCTGAGATAATGAATAGAGTTGCTAGAGTAAATCCAACTGATGCAAATAATTTTAAAAACCTAACAGGAGAATCTATTGGAGAATATTTAACTAAGACTGGAAACTTTGGAGCTCCTGATGAAATTATTACTAACGAAGCAAGTAAATTTACTAAAGCATTAATTGCAAAAGATACAGCAATGGCTTCACTTCCAGGAACATATAAAAATGGAGCAATGGAAGATTTAATTAATGGTATAAAAGAAAAAGCTCTAGCTACTTCAGGAGGAAATGTAAAATCCCCATACCTTAAAACTGCTACAACTTTAGAGAATAAATTAAAGAAAGAAGGATTAACAATGAAAGAAATCAGTGATGCTATCAGACTATATGAAAAAGAAATTAAACTTGGATATAATAAAACTCTTAATCCAGAGAAAGTTCAATTAGCAACAAATATAGATAGAGCAGCAAGAGAATTTCAAGATGCAACAGCTAAACAATTAGGATTTGAAAATCTACCAGAATTAAATAAACAAATTCAAACCTCAAGAGCTATAGTAGACTCACTTGGTAAAAAAGTAGTATCAAACGATTTGCTAAATGGAGTAAGTCTAACAGACTATATTACTCTATCTGGTGGTAATCCTACATCAGTAGGAATGTTTTTGACTAAAAAGATATTCTCAAATAAAGGAGTTCAAGCTAAGATAGCTAAAATGTTATCAGAAACTGCTTCTCCTTCTGAAATAAAAGCAATACTAGGAGAGACAAAATTCCCTAGATTAGAAGTTGGTAAAACAAAAGTCCCAACTCAAGATTTACCTATTAATTTAACTGCTAAAGGAAGAACTCAATCTCAAGCAGATATTAATTTACAAAATACTTTAAAAAGTAAAGTAAATATCCCAGAAGATACTATCGTCTCAGAAGCTAAGAAGTATAAGAGTGCGGAGGAGTTTGTGAGTAAAATAAGAGGAAGTGCTACACAGTATGGTGACTATACACCACAATTTAGGCACTTAGGAATGGAAGATTATAAAAACATTGCCGAGCTTGGGGTAAAACCTGACGAAATGGTTACAATTTATCGTGGTATTGATAAGACAAAAGGTAAAATCAAGAAACAAATAAATGATGGAGATTTTGTAACTACTGACTTTGACTCAGCAGCATCTTATTCTGGTGCAGATAATGTTGTTGAAATGCAAGTTCCAGCCAAAACTCTTTATACAGATGCTGTAAGAGAATTTTCAGAAGAACCATTTTATATAGGTTCAGAATATGTATATACAAAACAAAAAGTTAGCCCAATGACCAAATCCCAACTCACCGACATCTGGAATAAAGCTAATAAAAAATAACTATTCATGAAATGCTACATAAGCAACAATCAGTATTAATATAATATATATCATATACACATAATACCACCACCAAATTAAAAGTCAAATAATTATCAACACTTTTGACAAATACTAAATATTAAATATAATAAATACATGGATAAACTTCAAACAACACTTGCACAACTTGTCTCAAAAGATGATATACAGTTATTCTTGGAAGCTTTTACCAATGTTGTTAAAAATACAAAAGAAGACTTCACTTTACAATCTAATAAGAATATAAAACTATTAGAGGAAGTATTATCTATTGTTGAGAATAAAATTGAAGATATAAATTCTGTAAAAGAAGATATAAATAGTAATATATCAATATCTGAAAATAATATTGAAAATAGTAAACAAAATATTAAAGAGATTAAAGATTGGTTTGAAGAAATTAAACAAAATTTAGTTATTGATATTCAAAGTCAAGTTAAAAATGGAGATACACCAACAGAAGAAGAATTATTAAATTTAATAAGACCATTAATACCAGAATTACCAAAAATAGAAGAAATTAAACTAGATACAGGAGAAGATATAGTAAATAAAATTAATGATTTAGATGATGAAGCTCCTAAAATTGATGCTAAACACATTTCAAATCTTCCAAACTTTAATCCTTCTATAATTAGTAATTCTAATAAATATTTAGGACAATTATTAGATGTAAATTTATCTGGTCTAACACAAACTAATGGTAAATATAATCTAGGAAGTGGTGGTGGCACTCCAGCTGGCTCTGACACACAAATCCAATTCAATAATGGAGGTGTATTTGGTGCATCAGCAAACTTTACATATAATTCAGGCACAGACACTCTAGGTGTATTAAATATCTCTTCTTATAACTTAGGTTCAGACTTAAATTTAAGTGCAGGAGATGATAAATATATATATCTAAATACAACAGGTGCGGGTAAAACATACGCAACAACATTTACTGTTGGCTCTGCATCACAGGAAACTGTTGCAATATTTGATGCTGATAATAATCTAGTATCTTCAGGAACGACAACAACAGAACTTGGGTATCTTTCTGGAGTCACATCTCCAATTCAAACACAATTAGACGGTAAAGGAACATTCACTCTTCCATCTCTAACATCAGGCTCAATCCTTTTCTCAGATGGTTCAACAATCGCACAAGATAATGCAAACTTCTTCTGGGATAATACAACAAAGAGATTAGGGTTAGGTACAAACTCTCCTGGCACAAATGCAAGTCGTTTGAGTATTGTAGGTGGAACTGGAACAACTGGTATTCCATTTCAATATCTTTCAGGTACTCTCTCAACAACTGGAAGTGGAACAGGTGCTCAGTATCTCATCACAA